AATGCAAACTTCGGGTTTTAAATTCTGTCAACTTTTTTTAGGGCAGTGAGAATAATAATAGATGAATACGGAACAAATTAGTATAAAAAAAATAATTAATGAATTAAAAAAAAGAAATTTAACTGTTCAGTTATCCGCGCAGCTGTTTGAAATTTTCAAGATGAAAAATGTTTCCGCTGCTGTGATTGCATCTTTGATCGGGGTTAATCCGAGAGTGATTTCCAAATTTTACCAGGCAGGAATTATCGATAGGGAACCGGACGGAAATTATAATCTGATAAAAGCGTTGAATCAATACATTGAACATGTGAAGGGAACAAAAAAAAAAGTAATGAGGTCGACTATACTGATGATAAAAAAAGGATTCTGCATTACAAGGCCGAACAGGAAGAGATTAAAACTCTGCAGATGAAAAAGGAAGTGGCGCCTGTATCGCTGATGAAGCATTTCTTTTCATTTTTGGAAAATTTTATTCAGCGGATTTACCGCCGGCAACATGAGATCTCTCCACAGATCGAGGCTTTTTATTTAGGCGGTGAAAGAAAGCAGGCAGTTCAGTTGTCAATACGAGAGCTGGAAGGAATTGTGAAAGATGTAATGAATGAATTATTAAAGGCTATGAAGAAAGAAGGTTATAAATACAAACATGAAAGTGATGTACCGAAAATTAAAAATTAAGATAATTATTTTATATTTAAAATGGTCGGAAAAAAAAAGGAAGATAATAGAAAAGTATAATGCCGGGTAATCCTTATTTACAGCATTCTTTACTAAATCAAATCAGTTTTGAGTCTTTGTTTGAGATTCGCAATTTCATTAAAGGATTCAAAACCGATGCTTACATTCCCATGCCTTCAAAATGGGCGGCGGAGAATCGTTATCTGCCGCCAGGTACTACTGAATATCCTGGACTTGTTGATCATTCGATCGCGCCTCATTTAGTTGAAATTCAGGATTGCTTTCATCCAGACAGCGGAATCACAAAAGTAACAATCATGAAGGGCACTCAGGCTCTTGCTACTACGGCAATCGAGAATGTGATCGGTCATAGCATAAAATTTAAACTTCATAATATTTTATATATTATTTCCAGTAAGAACATCGCCGGTATCAGGTCGAGTTCGGCGATAGATACTATGATAGATTACAGCAATCTGACTGAATATATAAAGCCGATATCGACCCGCATGAAACGGAAGGTCGCCGATAATAAGTACTATAAGGAAATGCACGGCGGGCGCCGGTTGATGCTGACTTCCTGGAATAGCATCGCCGATGCAAAATCCGTAACCTGGTCTTTTATCATAGAAGACGAGCTTGAGGAAGCACCTTACGAACTCGCAAAACAGGGAGATCCTGAAAGTATTTTTGAAGGACGCGCTAAAACAATCAGGGATTTAAAGATAGCACAATTGAGCACGCCTATAAATGTCAACGGCAGAATATATAAAAATTTCCTGCTTGGCGATCAGCGTTTTTTTTACGCTCAATGCGTTCTTTGCGGAGAAAGGCAGATTTTGGAACTATTCGGACTGGGGCGCGATTACGGGTTAAAAGCGAGATCGGAAACGATTGACGGCGTTGAACAGATCATCCCGGAAACGGTCGAATACATTTGTAAACATTGCAAGAAATCTTTGAGGGAATTTCAGAAGGGAAAAATGATGACCGGCGGTATCTGGATACCGACGGCTCGGCCGGTCAATCCCGGATACCGGTCGTACCACATAAGCAATTTAATGTCACCGGTAATGTTTTATACATGGACCCGTGTAATGCAGGATTTTTGCGAAACCGACTGGGGCGCGAATGTAACGAAATTCAAAAATTTTACGATCGATACGCTCGGCTGGCCCTGGGAAAACAGGACTGAAAAGAAATCCTGGAAAGATATTAAGTACAAGCGTGCGGAAAAATATCCGCTGGGAATAATGCCGGACGGCGGGTTGATAGCGGTAAGCGGGACCGACGTGCACAAAATATTTTTGGAAACGACCGTCGTCGGTTACGGTCCGGGAATGGAAAACTGGATCATCGATCATAAGAAATTTTACGGGGAGACTTACAATTATAAAAATAAAGTCTGGCAGGAATGGCAGAATTATATTACAAAAATAAAATTTAAATTAAAAAATATCGAAATACCTATAGCAATGAACGCCGTCGATTCCGGATACAACCCGAAACAGAACGAACTGAACGACACAAGCCTGAACGAAGAGCATACCGTGTACGAGATAGTCGCGCGGACTCCCCGGTGCATAGCCGTCCGCGGCAACGATTCCCTGCTTGACATGGTGATAAAACCGGAAAAAGTGAAAAAGGTTTCTCCCCTCAAATTCCGGTACGACGTGGCTGTCAGCGTCCTGAAGGAAGAAGTTATGATAAACCTCGACCTGCCGGAAGGTTCCCGTGGGTATATTCATTTTTCCGCAGAATTGCCGGATGAATACTTTAAAGGTTTTTTATCGGAAGTTTACGCGGAAGTTTTGCCGGGGAAATGGATGTGGAAAAAAATATACGAACGCAATGAACCGCTTGACACTTATATCAGCGCGAGAGCCGCGGCGGAAAGGCTTAACCTGCCGTCATGGAGCGACCAGGTATGGGAGAATTACAGGGGGAAGCTGTTTAATTGAAATGTACTGGACGACTGAAAAAATTAATATAATCAAAACTATTATGCTATATGCAAATAGTTATGATTCTGCAGTCAAAGAATTAAGGCAATACAATATAATAACAAACAAAGGAGTATTGAATCAAATTGTTGTTAAATTAAGAAAATCTGGAAATATAAAAACTCCGTTTCTCAGACATGGAGGCAAAAGGCCCGGAAGCGGAAGACCAAAAATAAATTATGAAAAATGAAAAAATAAGACAGAAAAGATTAGAAAAGCAGAGAATGAAAAGAAAGCATCATAATAAAGTAGCTGATCATAGAAGCAGATGTGAATTCGGGAATTATAGGAAATATCAGCAGGAAAAAATTTATGAATATAAATATAGAGAGTTAGAAAAAATATTTAAATGAAAATCAAAAAAATAGATACATCAAAACATTGTATATCAGGAACATTTGAACATCAAATACCGATGCCTATTATGGGCCGGGTAAGATATATCGATTACTGTATAGCTGATATTGTAGCAGCTTTAAATGCTGCCGGAATAAATACAATTGCTTCATGCTGCGGACATGGAAAAGATGACGGATCTATAATTTTAGATGATAGATATGATAACAGGGAAATTATAATTAAATTTAATAAGGAATTATAAAATAATTCACGGCGTGGCATGAATTAGGAGTAAACCAATATTTTAGAGCGAGCCAACATCTGAGAGTAAACCACATTGGTCGAGCGTAATTTTAAAAAAAATATTAGGAGTAAAATTAAATGAACCAAGAAGATCATAAAAATTTAAAAGCATTAGTACGCACCATGTATGATTATCAGGCAATGCGAATAGTAACTGGCATTAGAATGAGATTCAAAAAAAATGAAGAAAAAATGGCAGAGGAATTTATGGATGATGCTGAGATATCTGAAAAAGATTACGATGCAGTAAATTATACTTATGAAACTTCAAAACGTGTTGAAGCAAGATTATCAAAAGAAATTAAAAGTATAATAAAAAAAGAACCTATTTATGAAAAATTTCTTATAAAAGTTCTGGGCTGCGGAGAATTAATGTCAGCTGCTATTTTATGCGAATTTGATATTGAAAAAGCTGCAACTGTATCAAAATTATGGCAATTCGCCGGATTAAATCCCGGAATGGTCAGAGGTAAAAAAATATTGAATATCACAAAAAAAACAGATCTGGCAAAATATGAAGTCGTAAAAAAATATAAAAATCAAAGAGGTGAAGAATGCGCAATAATATTGTCAGATGAAATGATTAGAGGAGATAAAAAGAAAACCGGATTTATTTCCCCTTTCAATTCATGGATACGAACAAAATTATGCGGCACGCTTGCAGATTGTATGATTAAAGCAAATGGGAATCCTAATCCGGATAAAATAAATTATCCAGTAAAGTATTATTATCCATATAAAACCAGACTTGAACAGGAAGAAAATACAGTAACTCATATCGGAAAAGAAACCGCATGGAAAGACGTATCAAAAGGACACCGTGATAGAGCCGCAAAGCGTTACATGATAAAAATGTTTTTGAAGGATTTATATGTAGAATGGAGAACAATTGAAGGATTATCAGTCAGACCACCTTATCAGGAGGAATATTTAGGGCATAAGCATGAATGAGCCAAATGCTTGGAGTAAACCAAAACGAAGGAGCGAGCTATGTAAGTGGAGTAAACCAATATACCAGAGCGAGCCATGAAATCTGAGTAAACCACGAATTTCGAGCGAGCCATCAAATCTGAGTAAACCAGAGATTTCGAGCGAGCCACAGAAAGTGAGTAAACCAAAGATCTATAGCGAGCCAATTCCGAAGAGTAAACCATTTAAGTAGAGCGTAATTTTAACATCATGAAAATAATAATCAGAACCTGCGGCGAACGCACGACAAAGGAATGTATCCGGCTTGCCGGAAAGCAGGGCAGCGTTGAAGTAATAAACGCCGTCCCCTTCGGCGAATCGATCAGGCTGACTTATTTAAAAGCGATGCAGTACAACCAGGAATGGGTACCTGTCGTCGATGCCGATACATTGCTTTACGACAACGTCCTGCAGCCGGCTATCAATGAACTGGCAGGCAAGAATGATAAAATATTCTGCCTTGACGGTAACACTGACGATAAAATCCTGATGAAGAAACGCCGTGCCGGTATACATATTTACAGGCGGGAGCTTTTAAGTTTTGCAATGCGTTTTATCGACAACAATCACATCAAACCTGAAAGTAATATCAGACGTCAAATGTCCGACCTGGGATTTCCGACTTACGTATCGGGAATTGTTTTCGGCAGGCACGATTATGAACAGTATTACAGGGACCTGTGGAGGAAAGCCGTCTGCCAGACTCGGAAATTGGGAGGGATGATAAAGAACCGGCCGGACAGATGGAAAGAACTGGCAAAGGAAGACGATGATTTTTTTGTCATATACCACGCTCATTATTACGGGAAAAGTCTCAATGAAAAGATCGTCATCGACAGGCGTCAGGATTTTGATGCTGAGGAAAATATCAAAAAACTGGGATTAAAGGAAAAGGGGGAATATGAAAACGCTCAATGAAGTCGAAAGTTACTGGAAAAACCCGGACAGCAAGAACGATCCTCTGGGATATATCGTCGGACAGGAAAAAACTGATTTCCTTTGCGGACAGATTTCTAAACTCGACGATATTAAAAAAAACGATTTAATTTTAGAGCTCGGATGCAATATCGGGCGCAATCTTAACGGACTGGCAGTCAGGGGATACCGGTTTCTAAAAGGAATCGAGATAAATACGAAATGTAAAAAGGTAACAGATTCACTTTTCCCGAGACTCAAAATCATGGATGTGCCGATATATTACGGGCAGATTGAAAGATTACTTCCGACTTATCCTGCCAATTTGAATAAGCTGGTATTTACCATGGCGGTACTTTGCCATATCCATCCGGATGTTGAAGATATTGTCTTTGATAATATGGTGAGGATAAGCAGTAAATATATTATAACTATCGAAGATGAATATAAAGTATCGGAAAGACATTGTCCGCGAAATTATCATGAGATATTTAAATCAAGAGGGATGAAGCAGACGGGTTGTTTTCAATGCAGGGGAATCCCTAAACTTGGAAAAAATTATGTTTACAGATGTTTTGAGAAATGAAACTTTATAATTACAAAAATTACCGGGAATATGAGGATTCCCAGAAAGCCGCTTATCATCGCAAATTTAACAATATATGGGCGAAGGAAGAAAACATCGAGGCTATATCGAATTATATTATATCGGAAATGGAACCGGAATGTGCTTTGTGTCATGGAGTCAGGCAGGGATATGAAATCCAATGGTTTAAAAAATATATTCCGGGGCTTGAAGTTACCGGCACCGATATCGGCGGAAGCGTTCATGATAATATAATCGAATGGGATTTTAATGTGTCAAATTCCGATTGGCTGCATAGATTTGATTTCATTTATTCAAATTCCTTTGATCATGCTTATGATCCTGCGCATACATTTGGCATATGGACGGATCAATTAAAACCTGGCGGCATGCTGATCCTTGAATATGACCGCCGGCAGGAACACACCGGGGAGATCAGCAAAGGAGTAAATAAAACGGATCCTGTTTCCATTAAATTTGAGGAATTGATTTCTTTGATTCCGAAATGGATATATAATTTTGCGGCAATTAAAATTTTGAATATGCCTGTTGTTACGCAGGAATGGAGAAAGGCTTTGATTGTGAGGGTAATATGAAGAATTCAATAATATTAAAAATCCGTGATTTTATAATCGGATTCAGATTAAAGAAATATAATCATAAATATCAAGGCGGCATTGAACGTAAAAAGAAGGAAATTAAAGATGGCTTATTATTTTATTCTTTTTATGCTTTAAGACCAATAATGGCTTTTGGATTTGTAATGCAAAAAGCACATGAATTAAGATTGATTCAATTAACTCCGACAATTACAAAAAATGAAAAAATAAAAAAAGCCTGTGCGATAGCCAGGAATATAATTGATACTCAATTTGGTATAATGAAAATTTATCAGAGATATTCAGGTCTTAAGCCGAAATCAATTGAAGAAAATGTAAATAGAGCAACAGGAATTCAACCATCAAAACCATGGACAAGGGAATAAATAATAAAATGAGACCATTGCTTCCCGAAAACGAACGCCAAAACAAAATACAAGGCTTCATCAAATGCGTTGATATCATCGAATCCCTCCATCTTGAATATTACCTTGGCGGCAACATCCTGCTTGATATATTCCGGGAAAAGGATATATCAAACTGGCCTTACGGCATAGCAATAAATTTTAAATATGAAGAACTGCTGGAAAAAGGCGCTGATCTGAAAAGAGAATTGAAGCTGGCAGGTTTCAGGGTTGTAAAGAACAGCCTTAAGCTAAGATTTAAAATAAATGCCTACTGGGGCGAAAGACTTTACGAACTGGCAGGCTGGTATAAAAAGAACAATGACAGGATCCGGGCGAAATATGTTCTGCCTGGTAAATTATTTACTCCAGGTCATTATGAAAATTTATTAAACAGAAAATACCAGACTTTTAATCCGCCCGTTGAATACCTGGAATTCCGGTTCGGAAAAGACTGGAAAATCCCGAACAGGAGTTCTAAACGGTCAGCCTTTGAAAATTCGCAATACTGGAGAAAAAGATGAAAGATAAATTACCCGTATATATTCTTATCCGCACATCCAAAAGGCCTTTATTTTTCAGAATCATGATGAATTCCATAAAAAAGCAGACATATCCGAATATTGTAACAATAGTACATACCGACGATTCTGAAGACAATTATATCGAAGGCGATATTATCATTAAGTCGAAGAGGGACATTTCCCTCGGAAGAGGGCATTATAATTTATACTGCAACAAGCTGCTTGACGCAATTCCGGACGGCCCGGGCTGGTATCATTTCATTGACGATGATGACATGTATGCGGGACCGGATGTAATCGAAAGATTCGTTGCCGCAAGCAGGGAAAATTTTATCAATGTCGCGAGAACGCATAGGGGCGGAAATATAATCTGGCCGAAATCATGGGGGGCGCAGAGGTCGTTCCAGTCCGAATGTTTTCTATTGCATACAATGCATAAAAATAAAGCAAGATGGTGGAGTAAAACCGGCGGAGATCATAACTATAGTTTACAGTTAACCAACATGCTTGAGATTAACTGGATCGAAAATTTGATAGTATGCACTGCCCTGGACGGCAAGGGTAGGGGGTGGAGATTTGATTTGAATGAATCAAAGGCAAAAAAAGAATATTATAAACAAATCAGATCAAATAAAGAGCCTAAAAAAGATGACGGCAAAATGGTCGAAGTTATTTTTAAAAGGCGCGTCACTGGCAGGAGCTCCCAGCGCGGAAGGGTCGGGGAAATAAAGATCATTCCGAGATATTATGCTGAAAAACTACTAAGATATTCGCCTCCGAAAGTCAAAATTTTAAAAGAGGTGTAAAAACAATTGACAAAATGAATTTATAATAATACTTTTTGAATAAATGGAAAAAATCGAAATCGACCTGGCAGAACAGAAATTAAAAGATGTCACTCTTGAAATAATGAAGCATCTTGACCGCAATGTTCACATTGAAATAAACGGGGAAAATCAAAGTAAATCAATTATTGTAAAGCTGAATTTGACAAAAAGATTTAAATAATTATATATATCGGTAATCGTTGAAACATACAGCCGGTAGCTCATAAGGGGTTACCGGCTTTTTTTATGGGTAAAATTTATGACGGCAGCAGAAAAGGCGGCAAGGATAATCGAAGTCGAAGCGGAAATTGCGGAGATCGATACCGCTTTATCCCATATCCGGAAGGCAGGCCAGTCGTATACTATCAATTCCGGGGGATCTATCCGTACCGTAACGCTTGCGGATTACGATAAATTAAAAAATGATCGGGCGGATTTAAAGCATGAGCTCGCATCGCTTAACGGAAACAAGGCAATGCGCGTCCGGCCGGGATGGTAAATGATCGTAGTTATAAATAACGGCAAGGCCACGCCGCTCAGACGCGGAAAGCAGATGACCGGGGAAAAAATACCTGGCGATCTCAAGTCATGGGATCATATGGGCACGGATCCGAACGAGTTGCTGCTATGGTCTTACGATATTTTATCGGAAAGATCGACGACTCTTTACCATACGCATCCGCCGGTAGCCGGGGCTATAAACAAGCTGACAAATTACGCGATAGGAAATGGGAATGTCTTCCGATCCCAGCCGGACTGGGAAATCCTGGAAATTAAAAAAGATTACGCGAAGGATTGGGGAATGCGTTTTCAGAAGCTTGTACATTATACATTCAAGCTGCTGAATTATTACGAAAAACAATCTCTGCTTTTCAGGACCGCCCTGGTAATGGGAGATTCCCTGCTTATATTCGACAGAAATTCAAAACCGTTCGGAATGCCGTTCGACCTGGTCGAATCGGGAGGTGACCAGATTAGTTTTCAGGCAAAGGGGACTACGCTTGGCATATATCATGACGGACTTCTGCGCAGGCAGGGAGTAGCGCTTTATGGCAAGCAGGAAAAAACGCCTTTCACCGACGAGAATGGCGATCAGAACATTATCCAGTTTTACCTGAAGCTGATAGCCAGACAATTACGGGGTTATCCCGCGGCATACAGGATCATTGCCGCAGCAAAGAACAATGACAGATGGTGGGATGCCACGCTCGCGAGAGCCGTACTTGAAGCGACTATTTTTGCAAGCGTTAAAGAACAAAATGCCGGCGATACCAATTTGCAAATGGAAGCCCTGCATGACGCGTTATATAACGAAAACGGAAACAAGGCAAATACACTGGAACGGGAGAACGTATACGATATCGGCGCCGGAAACATCCTCAGCTATGGAAAAAATGCGGGACCGATAGAATTTTCCGACCTGAAAACGCCTTCAGGCAATTTTGATAAAATGCAGGCTGCCTATATCGATATGGTCGGAATGGCCACGGATGTGCCTCCCGAATATGTTTTGTCAAAGTACAATACAAGCTACACAGCTCATAAAGGCGCAGGCAACGACTTTATCCGTTCATACATGCAGAAAAGAAATAGGTTTAATTACAACGTAGACCGGCCGGTAATAAGGGAACTGGCTAAATATTTTTTTATGGCCGGTTTGATAGAAATGCCTAATCCGAAATTTTTTACAAGTGCCATAATACAGGAAGCGACGATTGCCGGTAAATTTATCGGTCCGGTACCTGGACATATCAATCCGCTGCAGGAAGTAAACGCAAATGTAAAGGCAGTGGATAACGCTTTTGAATTGCGGTCGGATATCGCGGCGCAGTATGGCAACGAGTGGGACAATGCTATCGAGGAATGGCAGATCGAAGAGGATGAATTCCGGAAAAAAAAGCCGCAGATACAGGCCCAGATAATCGGGCAGGAAATGGATGAGGCCGATCTGAATAAAAATAAAGGAGACGATGAATGAAAACCATATATTTATCAGGTGTTGTAGGCTGGGATATAACTGCGGACAGGATAAGGGAACAGGCCGATATGAAATCCCAGGAAAAACTCCGGGTAATAGTAAATTCTCCCGGCGGTTACGTTGACGACGCGTTTGAAATATATGATTTGTTTCAGACATACAAAGGCGAGATTGAATTCGTAATAATGGCTTATGCGGCCAGCGCGATGAGTTACATTGTAATGTCCGGCGATAAAATATCCGCGTTCAAAAATTCAATCTGGATGGCACATAAAGTTCAGAGTATAGCTATCGGCGATGATGATGACATGTTCCGAGAGGGAAACATTTCAAAGGGTATGAATAACATTCTCGCCGAAGCATACGCGAAAAGGCTTTCGGGCAGCAGGGAAGAAATCCTGGCAAAAATGAAAAATGAAATATGGGCTATCGGATGGGAACAACTCACTGACGCAGGCCTGATTGACAATGTGATCGATAATCCGGAAGAACTGGAAATCCCGGATATCAAGGAAGATGAAAAGGAGGAATTATTCCTGTCCGTGACGGATAATATCGAAACGGAAAAATTATTCGCGGCCGCAAAAACAAAGGTAATCGCCGTTCAAAACAAGATCCGCAAGGATGAAGAACGGATGAAAGAAAGCATTCAGAAAGCTGCCGCATTTATAAAGGATTTAAATCCGGTTAAACCGGAAAATAATAAAAAACTGGAGGCAAACATGAATTTGCAAGAATTTTTAAAAGCTAATCCGGATGCCAAGGCCGAGTTTGACGAAGCCCTCCGAGCGGCCAGGGAGGAAGGACAGGCTTTAGGTTCCGCCGATGTGAACGCGGAAAGGCAGAGAATCTTTAACATGCTCAGGGATTCCGGGACTGCCGTAACGAAGGAATTGGCAGATGCCATTAACCAGGGCACGCCTGACCTGGAGTTCGCAAGGGCGGAACTTCAGAGGCAGAGGGCTAAGCGCGATAAAACGGACGGTATTGACTTCGGAACGCTTGTTGTTAACCAGACTCCGGGCGAACAGGATAAAAAGACTGCCGGCGAGCTGAAGAACAAAAAAAAGTCGGACGAGGAGTTCGACAAGGAAACGGATGCAATGATTTCCAAAATTAACGAGGTCGGAGGTAAAAAATAATGAGTACCGAATATTTAACTGAAAATTTGATTGCAGGTCCCTGCAATACACAGCAGGTCAAGTTCGCGGCAGATACATATTACCGCGGAATGCCGCTTGAATACGATGCCGATAATGACAGGTACCAGTATTACGGAACCTCCACAAGCATAATCGCGGGCATTTTCCTTGAGGATGAAAGCCGCGCCATATCCGCGAACGGATACGGATCTATCATCAAGGGCGGCGAAGTGTACGAAGGCGGCATCGTCGATGACAGCGGCGATGCTTATACGATAACCGAGGACATAATCGACGCATGGGCAAAACTCGGAATTTACATTAAAAGGACATAAGGAGGCTAAAAGAAATGGCTGAAGTATTAAATCAATTTACGCGGAGAATGAAAAAGTTTTACGAGGTCATTTACAACGATCTCATGCCGGGAATGAAGGGAATCGATGAATTCCTTTTTCCGGAGCTGGATATAGATCCTGACAGCAGCGGTTTCGCGCTGGATGAACTCGTAAAAAACGTGCACGGCGTATCTTTCCGGCGCAGAGGCGAACAATCTGCAGTAAGACCTTATGAAGCCGGAGTCGGTACTATTTACGAGATCGAAAGAGCATCCGAAAAAACGCCGATAACTGAACGTCTAAGGGATATTGTTATTGCCGGCGGCGAGGAAACGGAAGCATTCAGCTCCCGCGAAGCGCGTTTGATCCGGCAAATCACCAAACAGCATACGGTTGCACATAATATAACGCGCTGGAAGTTGTCAATTGATACGATCAGAACCGGGAAATATTCGCCCAAAGGCATTGACGGCCAGGATATAGGTATGGAAATTGATTTTTCCAGGGATGCGAGCCTTGATATAACATACGATTTTACCGATTCCGGGGCAAAAGTCAATACTGCTCTTAAGGCTCTTTATGATGCGTACAGGGCAAAAAATGGTTTCGGCACAAATCTTGTATGCCTGATGGGATCTAGCTGGCTGAAACAGTTTGAAGAAGATGACGATGTAATCGAAAACCGCAAGGCAAATTCCGATAACATACTGGTTACCTCAAATCTAATCCCGCCGGCAATGCAGAATGTACAGGGATTATATCTGGTATCTATGTACAGAGTTCCCGGAGTTGTTTTTCCGATGTTTATTTGCGCATATGATCCGGATGCTTCCTTTATTGCATATAAAGGCGCTACTGCAACGGCATATGTCCCGGACGATGAATGCCTGATGTTTTCGTTAAAATCCCCCCGGTATAAAGTACAGAGGGGCGTCGATGTGCTGGATTCAAACGGAAATGCTGCAAGGACTGCCGGCGATATAGTATTTGATGAATTTACGGAGAAGGATCCGGTTCAGACATACCTGAGAAGCCAGGCAAGATATGCTTTTATCCCGGCCGATGCGGATCATACGGCCAGATCAACGGGAACTTTCAGCGAAAGTTAAAAGTACATGGCAGGATAGTTAAATATGACATCAAGTGCGCTGGATATTTACGAATCTCAAAAAGCCGAACAGATGGGAGAGGACGGCCCTTTCACCGAATCCGCCGTCTTCGATCCGGACGGAGAATATGAGGAAGATATATCCGGCGTATTTGATGATAGTACTATCACGGAAAATAAAGACGCGGGTAATGTTGAACAAAAAAACAAGCAGCCGAGATTTTCAATTGCCGGTCTGCCTTATGAAAAAACGGTCATGCTGGGAAGGAATATTTATTTATCTTACAGGGATGAAACTTACAAGATAGATTTTATAACCGAAGACGAACAGGGACTGCAGGTATTATGGCTGGTTTAACGATAGATTTTAATGATAAGGCTTTTGAAGCGCTGCTGAAAGAATTAAAAATATTGTTTCCCGAGATAAGGGCGCAGGCGCTAGGATATGTAGGAAATGAAGGGCGTAAAACTTTAAAAATGAAATTTTTGTCAGGACAGGAAATCGATTTGCGGGCTTATCCTGTCGATAAAGCAGGCAGGCGTACAATAACTTACAGCGTTGGCAAAGATGCGAGATATGTAAAAATATCCTCTTATCCCGTAAATCTTTTTGAAAGGGGGCGGCGCCTGAAAAGCGGATCGAAGGAATCCGGAAAACGGATAATTACTAAAAAATTAAAACAAGTAATGATGTCGGATATGGCGCGGCTGACAACCGAATTTGATAATAAATATCTGAAAAAAAAGGTAAGCAAATTATAATGCGGGATTTCGATGAAATATTAAACCAGCTGAAATCCGACCTGGAAGCCGATATACCGGCATTGCTGGCAGCCGAATCGTTAGATGATTTTGCCGAATATAAAATCGGCGGAAGCAAGAATCCAGATGAGACAGGACTTTTTGTTTACCTGGAAAACGGCAGGTTAAGCGTTGATCTGGATAGATTGACCGTTATTGTCCAGCTGCAACTGCATAAAGTGGAAGAAATCGACTCGGCTAAATACGCATCTGCGGTATCGAATTATCTTCTGGATTATGATTCTGGGCGCATAGGATTTGCGTCATTGGATGAAATAGAAGTCGACAGCTGGCCTATTGAAAAAAACCAGACAGCATTCGTTTATATAGTATGTACATGGTTTGATGAAAAGGACAGCTGCGATTAAGGAGAAGGAGAAAATCATGAAAAAGAAAACAGTCTCAAAATGCGGGGCAAGGTTGAATTTCGACAAGGAAAAATATATCAGGGAATTCAACGAAAAAAAGGAAACAAAAAAAAAGACAACAGCAAGGAATCGGGGAAAAAATGCGGTTCCTGAAAAAATAGATAATGATGTCGTCGGCATCATTGATTTTGAAAAAACCGAAAAAGAGGTAGTAAACTATGAGTAAGAAACATAAAGGCGCGGATACTATTCTTTACAACGCGGAAACGGGCACGCTGGTTACGTCAGGAACTCTCGATGATGATTCTTGGTACCGTATCAAGGCGAAAGCGTCTTCGGGATCTGCATTACCCGGCCTGGCAGTACAGAGTCTTTTCTGCACGCCAAAGAATAGCGGGGATGCGATAACGCTCGCCGAAGGCGACGAAGTATGGCCGGTTACGCTGACGGAAGTCTGCAAGGCAGACGTGGAAATATCCGGTGAAAAGGGCATTGTCGAAACGACGGATAGCTGTGATTATCCCTATGTGGCTAATCTACCGGACGGATTTACGAACCTGTCGGGATCTATCAATACCCTGCTGCGATTTGACGAGGATACTGAAGCCCTTATCGATGTTACGCTGGATTTTCTCAGCAAGTTTTACGACATTGTCGAGGACGACGGCGAAGGCACGTACACGCTGACAAGCAAGAATGACGACGATCTTCTCCTGATGATTCTGCTGAATAAGGATTCTATCGACCAGGTCGGCGAGATCGAAAACTGGATAATTACCCCGGCTGTGCTGAGCGGCATATCGCAGAATATCCCGTTGAAAGATGCGCTGAAAGGCGATTACAGCTGGTCGAAAGGCCAGGGGCCTGCGTCAATCTACAAAAAGACAGTTGTAGCTGAGACATAGAGGCATTTATGAAATTAAGATCGATTAAAATAGAGAAAAGGTTTATCCCGGAATGGAATAAAAACAGGGAACTTCCGGCAGCCGAACAGGTAATTATTTACTTCAAGCGTATACCTGGCACAAGCGAAAAATCAAATTATAAATCCTTTAAGGTCAACCAGAAATCCGACATTGAAATGATATATAACGATCAGATAATGATTGCCGGGCTGGTTGACCGTATAGAAAATCTTGAAATAGAAACAGCCGGCGAAACAAAGAAGATCAAAACCGGGCTGGATCTTGCAAATGCGAATAATTCGCTGCTTGGCGATTTGTTTACCGAGATAAGGGATTATCTGTTTCCGGACGCGGAGGAATTAACCGAGGGGGAATCCGAAGCCTAACAACAATACTAAAACTGATGTTGTTAGGCTACGGTCCCGATTATAAAACAGACAACACATTCTGGAATAAAGCCGAAGAAATTCCCGGCGGCCATATGATTCAGAGAGAGATAGTTAACGCGGTTTCCGGGAAGCCGTTTTTCTACAATGATCCTGATAATCATAAACCGGTAAGACTGCAGGGAGTGAATTTTGAGGAATTTTATTATTATTACCTGATATGGGAAGACTGGCACGGTCTGAAAGTTTTGCCGCATGGCAAAGGCACTCTTGCGGAAAGAAGATGGGTCATAGATATTATTAAAATATTTGAAAAAGTTTATGATGAAGTCCGCGCTTTAAGGGAAGAATGGCTGGCAAGAAAAATGAGAGCCGGTAAATAATGGCAGATATAAGCTTAAAAATAAAATCGGATTTTGAACAGGCGGAAAAGGATTTTCAGTCTTTGAAAAATTCTTCGGAATCGGTGCGCAAACAGGTTGAAAAATTCCAACAGAGCTTTAAATCCGAACAGATAGATAAATTTACTGAAAGAAACAAGCTTGCTGCTACCGCCGCGACCGCGACCGGCGGAAAGATCGCGGGAATGCAGAAAGAATATTCCGGGCTTCAAAGGGAGATACAGAGGCTGATATCGAAGGGGATGTCGCCGCAGGATATCGAAATTCAAAAACTCATAAAGGATTACAATAAGCTTGACAAAGAACTTGCGTCCACAAGCAAGACAACGGATCAGACGGCTGTTTCTTTTGGCTCGCTGGTAAAGGGAATTGTTGGCGCAAATATAATACAATCGGCATTATATAAAATTAAGGACGGATTTTCGGCGATTATTACCGAGGCAATGAAGCTTGAAGACGCCGAGGCCGCCTTTACCCCGCTTATGGGGGGAGCGACAAAAGCGAAAGAACTTGTCAAAGCTCTTAATGTTGCGGCTGCCGAAACTCCATACCAGTTTGAAACTATACAAAAATCGGTATCGACATTGCTTCCCGTAATGAATGGAAATATTGAAAAAACCGTCGAAACATTCAAAATGCTCGGCGATACGGCCGGGGGAAATATTCAGAAACTTGATTCCGTGACAAGGGGATATACAAAGGCAATGCTGAAGGGCAAAGTCGATATGGAATCCCTCAATATGATTGCGGAAGCCGGCGTGCCCATATTCCAGGAAATGGCCGAAACCATGGGATACGGCAAAGATAATATGGAGGCGTTCTTTAAGAAAATTTCAACAGGCAAAGTATCTACTGATGAACTGACAAAAGCGTTTCAGAAAATGACATCCGAGGGCGGGAAATTTTATCAGGGAATGATCACGGCAAGTAAAACCACTTCGGGAGTTATTTCAACATTAAAAGACAATATCGCGATGACTGCCGCCGGAATCGGGCAGGCGTTCCTGCCGTATATAAAAGAAGCGGCATTGGTATTGATTAAAGTATCCGCAGGCGTTTTAAAATGGATACAAACAGGGGATAATCTCAAAAATACCCTCACCGCTCTCGGTTACATATTTTCCGCAATTGCCGGCGGAATAGTAGCATTTAAAGTCGCCAGTATTGCCGCTTCCGTGGCATCCGGAGGTTTTTCAATTGCGATAAAAGCGCTTACAGGCGCAATGGCGGCTAACCCGATCGGTCTTATTGCCGTAGTTATTACTGCAGTATTGATTCCCGCGATAATATATCTTGTTAAAAATTTCGATAAGGTAAAATTCTATGTAATCGACTTTGCCCTGGCTGCCAGGCAGAAAATGCTGGAACTGACACTGCTGATACAGGAAAAAGTCACCGGTGCCGTCATGGAAATGCTGGAAAAATTCCGGGAACTGCCAATTGTCGGTAAAATGTTCGGCAAGCTAATCGATTATCAGAAGGGGTATACTCAGCAGATTCGGAACGATATAAGCGCGATCGAAGAAAGCCGGCAGACCAAACGAGCTGCGTTTGAAGAGTTAATGGCTCAGAAGCAGAAAGAGATCGATGCCGCCAAAGCGGAAAGCGATTCAGTATTAAACAATAATAATTTGATAAACGAATCGGAATTAAACAAAGCAGCCACTTTCGAGGAAGCGCTTAAAACCATGTCAGATAAAAGGCTGGAAGATTATGAAGCGCAGCTTGAGGCTTCTCAGACATTTTTCGATCAGAAAGCGGAAATGGAAGCTCTCGATTACGAAAGGAGAATGGAAGCGCAGAATGAATTTATTGAAAATCAGAAAAATGCCGAAAATGCTTTTGTCGACGGTCAGGCTGAAATGCGGAAGAAAACAAATAAGAAGCGGGAAACCGACGAATATACGCACATGCAAAACCGGCTGAAAATGTTGAAAAAATATCTCTCTGAGGTTACCGTAAACGAAAGCCTTACGGGCGAGCAAAGGAAGGTTATAGAAGCCGGCATACGGGAGCAAATTACAAAAGAAGAACAGAAATTATCTACTGCCCGTACGACCTTCGCGAATTCATTGTTAACACAGGCCGGCGACCTGGCAACAAGTTTGCAGACAATCTATGAAAATTCGGGCAAAAAAAGCCGGGAGCTCGCAATTGCAATGAAAGCCATTTCTATGGCACAAGCTGCTATCAATACGGCCCTGGCCATATCTAATACATTGGCAACTTATCCACCCCCATACAGTTTTATCCTTGCAGCTGTAACGGCTGCCGCGGGCATCGCCCAGCAAATAGCGATTGCCACAACTCCGATCCCGTCGGCCCAGACCGGACTGATGGATTACACAGTCCCGGATACCAGGGCAAATACCCTTGACCGCGCCGCTGTGATGGCGTCGCCGGGCGAGAAAGTGTCAGTCACTCCTCGCAGTGAAGAATCCAGCCGGGATCTGTCCGTAAATATTAACATCAACGAAGATAATATATTCTCGCTTGTCCAGAAAGGTATTGATTCCGGCCGTATAAACGTAAATGACAATAATATCGGCAGGGCGGTATTTGCATGAAAATACTGATCAACGATAAAATGCAGTTTGCGACGGACGCGCCGGATGAAATTAAATCGCCGGCGCTATCTGATATCTATACCGACGATGATGAATTTACTATAACTTTTGACGACGCGGAAAAGGTAAACTGCATCGGAATCGGGTATACAGACGCGACGGAAATCGTAATTACCGACGGTGTCAGCCCGCAAACAGTATCCTTGACTGCCGAGGGAAAATATAAAAACGGGCTTTATATTCTCGACGAGGAGCTGGAGGATACCGAGTATACGATTTCACATGACGGGACCTACATCGGGCGCGTGGCGATCGGGGAATACCGGGAACTGCACGGCAACCCGTCGATGGAAACCGGATTTTACACGAATAGCGAAAACCGGGAATCGGAGTCGGGGCAGGTTATACCCGGATCCGGAGGTTATTACGGACGCGTGCTGGGATTCGAGGTAAGATATGAAATCGATGATACGATATACAATGACATTGAAACGGCTTACGAAAGCCAATTAATGAGGGGATTTCCTTTTTTCATGTATACTGTAGATGAACAGCATAAAATCCCTGTAAATATGCTCAGGTTTTACGCGCAAACGGATAAACCTTTAAGCATGCTGCAGTCATCCGTATATCAATTTTTATACAGTTTTAAATTTAAATTCATGGAAAAATTTTAAATGGCAGAATATTTTTTACAGCCGATAAGAAATCCTGTAAAGTACATAATGGAAATGTTCAAAAGCCTTTCCTATGATCCACGTCTGGCCATTGCGGACAGCGTATTCGGAAGAGAATATAATATATACGCTTTTTCAACGGCGCCTTTGATTACGGACCCGTCTAATTACTGGATTACATGGGGGGGATATTTTGATAATCCCGTCGGATACGGTTTCCAGGTATTTTTGAATTTTTTTCTGACCGAGGTTTTTACAACGGCGGCTTTAGTATCTACAGAGAATTGTTTTTATATTGATACGGTAAATGATATTTTGTACATGAACATAACATATAAACCCTGGCAATATCCCGCATGGGCAAAGTTGTATGATAATCACGAATCGACATTTACAAACGCCCCAAAAAATGCCATGAATCCGTCCGATATATATTATGGCGCAGTTAAAGTGCTGCCGAGGATGAAGGCGCCGTCGATAAGCAATAAACTTTCATCAGCAATATCTGGCATCATTGTATATAACAATTTCCAGATAGACATAAATAATGCGGATGGAAAATTCGATGATTTCAATATCACTGACTTTTTCAACACTCCAATACAGGTAAACAAAACTACGGAAAATGCGGAAACGATAGAAGATTTTAATTTAATCCGGCGCGGATTCGTAAGCGATATCCCGATAACATTTGATAAAATGCAGGTAAAGGGTTCGGAACAAACGTACATAATGAACAGGGAATTCTGCCGAAAATTTACGGCAGACGATTATCCGAATATTCCGGAAGGAAACATCAATAACGATATCCCGGTAGCGTGGGGCCCTGTATTAAAAGCGCCGCTCATAGAAATAAATCGCGACAGTGGGGATCCCTGCACATGGATTGAATATATCGCGCTTGATTCTGAATATATAACATCCGTTTCATATGTGTATGATTCGGACGGGAATACGCTGACCCATACATTCAATTCCTCTACCGGCATAATCCGGGTTACCGAGGTAGACGGCGACGGCGAGGCTATAGAAGGCGAAAGCGCGACTGTCGTAGGTAAAGCCGATAACAAACTCGGCCAGGTAATAATCGACGCACTTGCCGCAAATGAAAATCTGCCTTATGTAGAGGGTATATGGGATATAACAGAAACAAACGCTTATTTAAGTATTTGCGCGGATGTAGGTTTTTATTTCGGAGGCGGAACGACAAAAGAACTTGTCGAAGCAGTATTAAAAAGCGACAATGCTTACCTGATCCAGAAAAACAACGGGCTCTGGACAATAAGGCAGTGGGGACAGGAATATGATGTTTTTCAGATCCCTTCGTATCTGTTTACTCAAAAACCGAAAAAAAATTTCAAGGACGCATATAAATATTTTTGTTCAACGGTCGAAATCTTATACAACCTTAATGTAAATGACGACAATTACGGAATGACTTACGTCAACGATTCATCTGAAAAAGAAATTTACAACGAATATCATAAATCATTTACAGCGCCTTTTAAAACTGATTTAGTCGATATTGATGATATTACTAACCTTGCGGAAAGGCTTATAGAAAGATTTGGCGCCATCAGGGAAACACTGCAAGTCGGACTGGGAGTGGATACATATCAGGTTAACCTGCTTGATACTGTTTATATTCTCCCAATCGTCAACAGTAGAATATTTTCCAGTTATAGCAAGTTTATCGTTAAAGAGAATAATCCCGGGCAGGATATCCTGACAATGGAAGGCATTGACCCGGGATACATGCTGACATTCGATGGAGTGCCGGCAATGGTGGATATCAATGATTATCTTGTTGTAAATAATGTAAACTGAGGCTTATCATGCAAACAGGAAAAACAATCGATCAAATTACGCGGACATTAACTGCATTTGACGGGACCGAGCGTATACCGGGACGGGATGGTTCAGGGGATTTCAAGGCAACTGTCGCGTCACTGGTTTTATATGCAACATCCGGCGGATTGATAAAAGAAATCGATGATGATGATTATACTATCTTGGATACCGATGTTTATAAAATATATATATTTAAAAATCTTACTGCTGACCGTTATCTATACTTACCAACGCATGCCGATAATAATGGCGTTGATATACTGGTAATAAATGATGATGGAAGTTATAATGTCATCGTATCGCCGGAAGGAAGCGATTCTATCAATGACTGGAACTCAACCGTTGAAATAACCGAAAAATACGGATGGTGGAGATTTATAGCAGACTCTGAAAGATGGATAGGAATTACAGATGGGTGGAGTACAATATATGAGGTAAGCTCGGAAACAGCAGATACAGGGCTTGCATTGGATGGATCATGGGATGATGTTGATGGAATGAGTTTGCTTAATGGGGTTTACGGGAAAGGATATTTATACGCCTTTGCTTCACAATTTTTAGAAGATCTGAGTCAAGTGACTCAATTTAGACTATATTGGGGAATTGGCAAAACTGCCGGAAACAATGCTCCTGATATTAAGGATAATTTGATGACAAGGATACGTACCGGGAATGAAGAATTAATTTCAATGAATTTTGAACGTCATATCGATAATTTTGAGTACGAGTCGGATGGATCAACTATTTACATGAAAGCTAGGGCTTATAGTACTGAATCTTTAGATAAGCATTATTGTTATGGAGATACAAATTGTCCCATGTACATAAAATGGAGGCGAGTATATTAAATGAAATATTATGAAACACTTGAAGGAATGCCAGTAAAAACTAATTGTCCACAAAAAGACTGGACTGAAATAACCGAACAGGACTATGCTGATATATGTAATCAAAGAAACAAGCAAATTAAAGACGAACAGAAGGTATTAGACGAGCAGATGAAACCTATCATAGACCAACGAAAACGCATTCAGGCTAAAATGGAAGAAATGGCATTATCAGAACTTGGCGAAGAAAAATTGAATATAAATAAGGAATAATAAATGTCAAACGAAGCAACTATAATAAACAATCCCGATTCGACGCCAGGCGCGGTTTCGACCGGCTATCAGCGTCAGAATACCCGTTTCATAGCGCAGGCGAATGGAGTCGATCATACAATCGTCGAGGCGTACGCTGTAAACCAGGTAAAGGTAAAAATATCCGGGCCGGTGGATGTTAACGGCGTTCTATACGAAATTGATACGGAGGCGACGCTGACAATAACCGTTACCGGAAGATATATTGTCTATCTCGCAGGATCCGGCAACAACTTGACTCCGACATTGCTGAACACGACTACAAGTTTCGGGACATTCGATGATTCGAAGAATGCCAGGTACTATTCGAGTCAAAGGGTTTTAAACTGGGTTATTAATTGCACGCTGGGGCAGACGCCTACTGTGCGGAGATGGTTATATACCAAAGGCAGTGGTGGGTTTGTTTATGATGATATGGTGATCAGGGATGATTTGAGCGTTGAGGATGATGCAAGTATTGGCGGCAATTTATCAGTTTCGGGAACTGCTACATTGCCGACAATATCCGGTGGTAATTTAACGCTTTCAGGAAACGCAGTATTGCCTACAATCTCCGGCAACACTAATATTACCGGCGATTTAACGATGTCTTCCGGGAAAGATGTTAAAATATCCGGCGCCGGACGCGTAGAACATGGGGGGACTCCAGTTGCAGGGTATTTGAGTAATGGAACACCATTTTATATTAAAGAAATTAGTATTACTATATCAGATGGAAGTATTGCAGGTAGTGCTGCTCATGGGATAACAAATGCCGCTACTTCTAATAGAATTTTTGATGCAATTGCTCGAAGATTAAATACGCAATGGTATATTATACATTCAAATTATAATAATGTCGCCATAGCTCAATATTCCTGGAGCGATACAAATTTAACCCTTTCAAGATATCCTGATAGTGTTGGAACTTATGCATTTACTGTTGCAATTTGGTACACTTAAAAGATATTTCATGGTAATTAACAACCATCCATATCAATTCGTGATAAGGAATAGAATAATTTATTTTAATATTGTCTCTTAAAGCAGATAAAGGAATTATATATCCTTTATCTGCGGTTATATCGTAGTATAAACCATCGACATATGCAAGTGCATGACTATATTTTTCATCGGGAAATTTAACGCTGACAAAAAAATTTGATAATTCAGGAAACTGGATATCTATGATGTAACAAAACTTAGTAATAAAATCGTCACAATCACCTTTCATAAAATTTTTTTCGTCACGGTTATTGTATAATTCTTCAGGTGTTTGAATATAATCTATCTTAAACTGGACATAATCTGAGACATAAACAATATTTTTTTTGAGCCAATAAGCAGCTTGTACAGGATTTTCAAATTCAGGAATATCATTCTCAAAATTATAATCAGTTATTTCCCCGATCTCAACTTCGTACCCATATTCCCACTCACACGCAGCCGGGATTAAACTCAAGATTATTATTATGATTAATTTTCTCATATCAAATCACCATATACAATATACTTTATTTTTTATTTTTTTCAATAAAATATCCTTGAAAAATTTAACATTATGTCGCATAAGTAGGAAAAATTGTAAAAAAATAAATAAATGCTCGAAAAGATAATAGAATATCTGGTAATTACAATTGTTCTCGGCGTTGCCGCCGGCATTATTAAAACGTCAATCAAAAAAGCAACCAACGGCAACAAGGAAATACTGGATATAATATCAAATGATATCAAATCGCTAAACGATAAAGTAACCGATATGAAGATCGAACTCGCGAATGAGTACCTGAAAAAAACGGATTTTAACGAATTTAAAAAAGAAAATATAAACGCGCATACATGTCTCAGGGAGGAGATCAGGGACATTGAAAAAGAATATTTGCGGGGGCATAATGTCGCTACGTAAAGAAGTCTCTGAAATAAAGGGTACTCTTAATAAGATATACGAGCATATTGTCGTACTGCTTAAACTCGTAGATCACGTGAACGATCACGGCAGGCGCATCGAAAGGCTTGAAGGCAAGGTTGAAAGACTGGAAGCAAATATGACAAATATAAAAGTGCATGGATGCGAACCGATTGTTGAAACCGATGTATTAAGCTGGGAAGAATTAGGAAAGGTAATGAACAATAAAAAATGAATAATCTTCTGAACAGACTATATGATAATGGCCGGGATACAATTGGAATTTTATATTATCTGGATAGCGAAGAAAAATTAAGATATACCTTCACTCTTGAAGATGAATACCGGGAAATTAAAATCCCTGGGGAGACTAGAATCCCTGCCGGTAAATATGAAATAATACTTAGGACGGAAGGCCGGACATACAATAAATACTGTGATCATAGAAATCAGAAAATCAGGGAACTGACCAGAAAATATGGCATACTACAATATAAAAATATACCCGGTTTTAAATATATTCTGTCGCATATTGGAAACGACGAAGATGATACGGATGGATGTATTCTTACAGGCAACAAGGCGCATAATAACAGCAGGGGCAGGGGATATATAGAAGACAGCACGGAAGCTTACATTTATTATGTTTCCGCCGTATACGCCGGCATGGACCGGGGCGAGAGATGTTATATAACAATAATGGATGTCGACCGGGAGATCAGGAGGCAGTTTAATCTTGACTACAGCTAAAAAAATCGGACTGGCAGCTTTTATAATAAGCGAGATAATTCTCAGTATATTGCTGATAATCGGATGCATTCAGGTTTTATGTGATAAAGCCAAGTTTGAAGATTTAACATCAATTGCCATTGCTCAAGCAGGAGTATTGACAGTTACCTGGGGCAGCCAGGCAGGCGTTAATATGATAAAAAATAATAATAAATCCGGAGGGAATTTCAATGAAACAAATACTTAAAAATATCGGCTGGTTTATATTGATGTATCTATTCAATATTATTCTGGAAATCGATATATTCTGTAATGTTGTTTTCTTTTTCGGGCAACCCGGTGAAACGATTTCAAGTCATTTTGGCAGATCATTTCCGAACAGTCTTTTTGCTATATTTATAGACTGGTTATTTTTCTGGCAGAAAGTTCAATCTCATTGCCGGAACGCAGCATTAACGCCGACGTTCAATTTTGACGAATCAAAAGACCTTATCCCGAAGAAAAAAGCCGAACAGCGAATAGCACAAATATTAATCACTTCATTTTTTATTTTTATAATTATATGGATGGTAATAAAATGAATAAGAAAATAATTTTATTTATAGCAATTCTTATGCTGATTTTAATATCACTGGTATTTTTCTGCTGCAACACATTTAAGCCAAAATGGCGCAACGATCTACCTTCGATATGCAATATTGCCCGTGAAGACAAACAGTTTTATTATAAATCGGAAGAAAAATCAGGATCCGTGCCGGGTATGGAATATTGTTTTAAATGCCTGCAACGGGATCAGTGCCGGAAGGAAGTGTTCGGCGTCGACAAGGAAGGGAATCCGTTACCGGTTGACTATACCGATAAGGAAAAACTCATTTATTTCAATAACTGCCTTAATGAATTAAAATAATCTAAACATTTTTATTCCCTCGATTTTATGACTTGTTTAGCCGTTATCTTCGACGGCTTTTTTTTATCATTTTTAGCGCTTAAAATTATAATTAAAATTAAATAAATGTTTATTAAAAATAATATATTTAAAATAATATTTTTGTATGACAGAAAATACTTGATTTTATATTGAGTAATTATCATTTTATAAAAATTAATAAAAAAACAAGGAAGGCTATATGGCAGACAAGGATGTTACAACGCAATATAATATTTCAACAATTAAAGAATCTATCATATCGGGAGAAATACAGGAAGCCAACTATTTAAGAGCTGTCACGGAAGGTTTGGTCCCTTCTCTCTCGGAAATCCTGAATAATAAGAAAAAATATAAAGATATAATTGAAGAAAACGGCACTGTCAATGCCAGGTTTCTGCTGGCCTCCTTTTACGTACTGGACGGCAAGACTGCCGATAATTATATGAAATTCGGAGAATATTTTATATATTTCGATGAAAACAAAAAATGGAAAGAACTCGGTGATTTTGAAAACAGAACTGATTTTTTGAGAAAAGTTAATTTTCCCCGTTCCGAGGCATACTGCAGTCAGGCGGCGCACATATATAACCTGATAAAGATAGGCAGGCTTGAGCCGGACAGGCTTATTAAATTAGGCAGCAAAGCAACTCTTGTTTCACAGTATATCGTTGAGGATTTAAATAATAATGAGCTGATGAAACTGGTAAAACAACTGGAAAGACTTACTTTCCGGGAAGCGCAACATTTTATGCGTTCAGGCGAATATAAATATTTCCTTGCCGGCGAAAAAATCCCGGAAGAGAAGAAACGTATTTTTCCGACGAAAAAACAGGACGGGGAATATGTGCATTTAAAATTCGATATGCCGAAAGTGAAGGTTTCGAAGGATCAAAAATCGACAGAATACCGTTTTCCCGATCCTGTCAGGCAGCAGGTCTGGAATATGGCTATAACTGAAATGCGAGAAGAAATTGCCGATAGAATGACGGATATTATAAACAGGCCGGAAGGGGAAGCGTGGAGAAAAAAACTGATCAAGGAATAATATTGATTTATATACAAATTAATATTTAATGTAGCAAAAATGTAGCAAAAATTTTTTTAAACCAATAAACAAAGAATGATATATACTAAAAAACAATTGACTTTCTTCTATTATATGCTTAAATCAGATTAATTAAATATACTTTAAATGAAAATATTCCCCTGAATGGCATTCAAGAGGCCGAGGGTTCGAGCCCCTTCATCTCCATTCTGAAAATCAATAAAAATACAAGGGAAAAGGAAAGTCGGTATTTGATAAGCGCTTAAAAATTCAAAAATGTAGCAAAAATGTAGCAAAATTATATGTCAAATTTTAACCTTTACGCCAGAAAGAAAAAAAGCGGAAAATCCGTCTATTATGTCCGCTTTAAAAAATCGGACGGTTTATATACTACGGCGCTGTCTACCGGGTGTACATCGAAACTGGCGGCCAGGGAATGGGCTGAAAATCATTTAATTGATATAGGAATACCTGTAACCGGCAGGAACGTAACTTTTAAGGAATTTTCCAAAAACTTCTTTGACTGGGACGGCACATGGGCGCTTAATAAACGATCGCAGGGTTTAAGGTTAAGTAAGTCTCACTGTCTTTATACCGCAAAGACTGTTGAGAAGCATGTACTGCCTGTTTTTGGAAATACCAACCTGGCTGATATCGATAAGTTAAAAATCAGGGATTTCAGAAATACATTGTTTAAACAGGGATGGTCAGGAAGCCTGATAAACAAAGCTTTATATGCCATTAAAATTATACTGGATGCCGCTGAAGAACGGGGATACATAAAAGGCGTACCGAAAATAGAGAAGGCCGTAGAGAAGCCTAAAATAAAAGGTATTTTAACAATTGATGAAGTCCGGGAATTATTTACGCAGCCATGGATGACAAACACCTACCCTGAACGGGAACAGTTGCATGGATTTGTCGGGAATTTACTTGCATGTGTGTCGGGATTAAGGCTCGGCGAAATCCAGGGATTGCTTTTGTCAGATTTGCATATTGAAGACGGTTATATCACTGTCCGTCGGTCCTGGAATCGGATACTCTGTCATCTTAACGAAACGACGAAGAACGGGAAAATACGGAATATACTGATACCTTCATATGCCGCCAGTCAGGTAGAAAGGCTCGTAAAAGAAAATCCCGGGCAATCTCCTGATTCTTTTTTATTTTTTTCATTTATTAATTCCCAGCCGGTTGATTCAAAAGTATTTATTAACTCTTTTTTTAATGCCTTGAAAAAAATCGGGATATCCGAAGTGGAACGTAAGCAACGCAACATAACTTTCCATTCCCATCGCCACTGGTTCAATTCCCTTCTCCTGAACGCGAGGATCCCGCTGCATAAGGTGCAATCGTTAACGGGTCATCTTTCCGATGAAATGACCGAATTGTATTATCATACTGACGATATGGCAGATGTAAAGCAGATTCAGGAAGAATTGTTTTCTGATAAAATAAATTAATTATTGAATTTTTTTATTGAATTAAGAAAATTTTAAAATCCATTCTTGGCTGCCGAGATTTTCCTGTTTTTAGAGAACCTGCAACAAATCCAATTTTCAAATATATTTTTGAATCTGACATAATCTGATTTAAACATCTCTTTTAGTAATAATAAATCGATTATATATTTCTGATAACAATGTGCTATATCTGTGCTTGAAAAAATTTAGCATTCTGTAAAATTTTAAACAAGGCTTAATATTATTTTTTTATTATTTATTTTCTTGAAAAATATTACTGGTTGTGCTATTTATTATATAATAAAAACAACAAATAAAACCTGCATAAATCTTGCCTATTTAAAATTGTTGTTGAAAAAATAAATAAAAAAAATAGGTTGTGATTATGTCGCATAAAAAAATTATTAAAAAACAAGAAGAAATTTTAAAAAAATTAAAAATCATCAATAATTATTTTTTTTTAAAGCGAGAAGGACAGTATCAAGATAATTTGAAAAATCATTATAAATTTTTTCCTGAAGATCGTCGGGTAAAAGATTAATCTCATGTGCCATTTCTACACAAATTTTCGGTAGATTAAATCTTTTTGCTTCCTCTTCTGTTTCATAAAAAAATTCCGATAATGACATTTTGGGCTTTAAAATTTTAAGTGCTTTCTCGATAAAATCAATCGGAGGATAGCTTGATTTTTCCCAAACAGAAATACTCGTTTGAGCAAAACCTGTTTTCTGAGACAATAATCCCTGACTCATTTCCAATTCTTTACGTAATTTTTTAATTCTTTCCCCATACATACTTTTATAATAATATTTATGTAAAAAAATTCAATTTTTTATTTTTTTTAAACAAAAAATTGTTGAAATAATAGCTATTTAATATTATTATAGTATTATCTGAATGAAACAATATTAAACGAATAAAGGTAACTATTAAACTATGGCAAAAGAATTAATAACACTTGAAGATCGGAAAACGCCGGGCAGTGTCAGTATGAAACTCTCGGCATGGGAAAAAATACGTAAATATGCAAAAGATAACGATCTCAATTCTAAAAGTGAAGCTGTCGAAATAATGGTCCTGGCTTTTTGTACTAATAATAAAGATATTGAGGCCAACTAATGCAACAAATAACAAAATGTTCATACTGCAGTAAATACGAGATTCGCCCCGGCAAATGGGGATCATATCCTCCTGATAAACAAATAGATCCTAAGGAAATAACGCACGGCATATGCCCCGATTGCCTTGAAAAAGTATTTAAAGAAGAAGGGCTGGAAGCGGCTTAATGGAAATAACTCAGATTATACAATCCATTCAGGCATCGAATATGGCGATAATGAACAACAACGCGATGCTTGAACAATTGATACAAAGCGTGGATCGGCAGCAAAAAGAAGAACAGAAAAAGCGTGAAGAATGGGAAGAAAAAGCCGCCCTGATGACTTTTGATGAACTCGGGGAATATTTAAAGCAATCGCCGAACGCGTTGAGAACAAAATATAAAGACATGAAGATACCGTATTTTCAGATCGGCCGGTCAATCCGCTTCCGAAGGTACGAAGTAGACGGCTGGCTTGAAACAAAAAAAGTCTCAGCAGGTAAAAGATGAAAGTAATTGTAATAGACAAATTATCGAACCGTATAGTTTACGAGTATAAATTTAAAACCACAAAACAAACAGGCGGTTTTCTCAAGGGATTATTAAAATTTCTCAATATCGAAGAATTTGAAGCGCATATTTGTTTTATTTAAAAATAAACAATTGTATATGCTAAATGCCCGCAAGGGAGGTTATGCGCAGCGCTATACCTTAATAAATATATAAATCGAGGTAATTAAATGCAAAAGGAAACAGGGAAGACATTAGAAGAAAGAAAGGAGGCTTTATCCCATTTGAGTTATCGTATTAAAATAAAACTCGACATAGTGGAACAGCTTGCAATCAAAATTAAAAAATTAGGAAGGCAGTTAGATATTGAAAGAAACGAATTAGGCAGGCTTGAAAAAGAACGAAATAAAGAATTGAGAGATAATAATAAATTACAAAAACAAATAAACAAAGAAAAAGCCGGTAAGGTAATACCGACTTTCGTGTAATTTTTAAAATAAACAAAATTTAAATTAGATCATTAGCATTACAGCAATAAATAATAATGTCAATTATTTTTTTCAAAAAGCCTTCGGCAATAGAACTTACATCAGGAAAGTCAATATGAAAATATTTCAGCGTCTGATTATAGCAGGAATCATTCTGATTATGGTATGCTTATTTTTAATAAGGTTATATCCATTGTAGTGGGAATATAAATGTCTCAATATGCTAAAAATACATCGGTTTCAATTGAGAGCTCGCAAAGAGAGGTCCAGAAGATATTACGGAAATATGGAGCAGATAGATTCGGCTTTATGGAAGATCATACAACAGCATATCTTATGTTTTCATTTTCTAACCTGCAGATACAAATATCTGTAAATATTCCGAGTCGGGAAGGTTTTGAGAAAACTGAAACCGGCAGGATCCGGAAAAATAGTCAGATTGATCAAGCACATGAACAAGCTGTTCGGCAGAGGTGGCGTGCGCTTGTTCTTACAGTAAAAGCAAAGCTGGAAGCTGTAGAAACCGGAATCAGCACAATCGAGAAAGAATTTATGGCTTTTGTAATGATGCCGGATGGTAAACAACTAGGAGATCACCTGGTCCCTCGATTACTTCAGATTGCTGAAACCGGAAAAATGCCGAGATTACTCCCGGGAGTATAATCATAGTGGGAATTATTTTTGTAATGTTATGCTTATTTTTAATAAGAATATATCTATAAATGAAGGAGAAAATATATGACTAAGCTACAACAGGGAGATGTAATTTTAATAAAAGTAAATTGCGATTTACGACAAGGAAAAAAATTAAATCATCTTATTTTAGCCGAAGGGGAAGCAACCGGACATTCTCATCAAATTGTTTCCGGTATTGCTACTTTAATAGCAGTGGGAAATAAAACGATATTACACGTTTTATCTGACTATGCAAAACTCGATCATGAAGAACATAAAGAAATCAATGTACCAAAAGGTAAATGGGAGGTTAAAAAAGTCAGGGAATACGATCATTTCGAGGAAGAAATAAGACAGGTTATAGATTAATGATAAATCAATTAACACAAAAACAGGAAGAACAATTAATTCAATTCCGCGAAGAATGTCTTACAATAGGATTATCCACAGATCGGATAGATCGTTCTAAAAATCAAAAAATAATAAATTGGATTTATAAAAAATATTTAAAAATCGATAAAAATCCTTATATATGGTATATTGATAGTCCTTTTTCATATAATTTAGTTATCAACATTCTATATAATCTCGGGGCCAATCTCAGGGACAATCTCAAGGACAATCTCTGGGACAATCTCTGGGACAATCTCGGGGCCAATCTCAGGGACAATCTCAAGGACAATCTCTGGGACAATCTCAGGGACAATCTCGTGGCCAATCTCAGGGCCAATCTCAGGGCCAATCTCGTGGCCAATCTCAGGGCCAATCTCGTGGCCAATCTCAGGGCCAATCTCGGGGCCAATCTCAGGGACAATCTCGGGGACAATATCTGGGACAATATCTGGGCCAATCTCAGGGACAATCTCGTGGCCAATCTCAGGGCCAATCTCGTGGCCAATCTCAGGGACAATCTCTGGGCCAATCTCTGGGACAATCTCTGGGCCAATCTCAGGGCCAATCTCTGGGCCAATCTCAGGGACAATCTCTGGGACAATATCGGGGCCAATCTCTGGGACAATCTCGGGGACAATATCGGGGCCAATCTCAGGGACAATCTCGGGGACAATATCGGGGCCAATCTCGGGGACAATATCGGGGCCAATCTCAGGGACAATCTCGTGGACAATATCGGGGCCAATCTCAGGGACAATCTCGTGGATAAAGTTACATTTTATAATATATATCACTGTAATTTAGATATCTTTTGGATATCATTTTATATGTATCCATTATTATATATAAAAAATTTTTACGGATTATTAGCAAAAGATATTATAAGATATTTTGAACTACAGAAAAATATAGGCTATGTTTTTTATCACAAAGATATATGTTTTATTTCAGAGAAACCCATTGAGATAAATAAATCCGGCATCCAGTTGCATGCTGACGGAAAACCTGCACTACTCTTTGCGGATGGATATTGTTTATGGATGCTTAATGGCGTAAGAATGCCAAAAAAAATTGTCATGACTCCTGCTAAAGAACTCGATTGCAATTTAATTTTAAAAGAAAAAAATGCCGAAGTAAGACGTGAAATTATCCGTAAAATAGGTATAAATAGAGTCATTGAGAAACTAAAAGCTACATCCATTGATAAATCTCTGGATGGTCAATATGAATTAATGAATTTTAATTGTATTGATGGTAGATTCCGACCTTATCTTAAAATGTTAAATCCTTCAAACGGAATGTGGCATATCGAGGGAGTACATCCTGACTGTCGAACCATAAGCCAGGCTTTATCATGGAGAGACGGTGAGGATGATTATCAAAAACCTGAAATACTTACATAGATACTATGAAATATAATCTTACTAAAGAAAAATATATCTGCGTTAAATGTAAAAGAAAATATGAGATAGAAACCGATACCACAGTCACTTTTAAATGTGAATGCGGTGGTAAATTGGAGAAGGTTGAGGAAAAGAAAAAATAATGAAAATCATAATTGAGAGCACGGAAAAAATTACATCGTTAAATGGAGTCCCTGCGCGTATATGGGAGGGATATACACAAAGCGGTATAAAGATTCATTGTTTTATTGCTCGTGTTGCTGTTTCAGAAGATGAGAAGGACATAGAGCAATTTGAGAAGGAATTAAAAGAATGCAAAGTACCTTCGCCAGAAATTGAAGCATATCCGGCAAGATTAATATTATAATTACTAAGCATACTGCGCCTTCAAGGCGGGTAAATAAATACAGTAAAACGTAAATTTTTATAACAGGAGGTTAATTTCAAGTGTCTTTTTTTTCCCGGCAAATTTTCGGCGGAGCAATGTTTTGTACGCCTTTATTTTAAGCAGGTTCGTTCCTATCTCCGTCAACTGCCTGGTAGATTTGCTATTTACAGACGGGCATCTTAAATGTCAGACAAAATAGCGTTGGGCGGTGGCGATCACGTTCAAAGCCGTTCAAAACCCATTAAAGGTTAAGTTAATTTTTCGTGAGTAGACGCACATAGGGCGAGGGATTTTTATCGGGTGGGACCGGTTGACAAAGCGGAAGAGACGTTTGACACTTATGGACAGATTACGAAAGCGAATGACTGCTGGAAAGACAGCAAAGCCGGGGAGTTAAGCAGTCTCCCCGGCTATTAAAATACAATTATGTTACATTTATTTAAGGAGGTGTATCAAATGGGAGATTATATTGATTTCTCATTGAAAAATTTAGCTGCAGGAGCAACCGGCGAAATATTTGATCAGGCGTTCACGGATATCGTGGAAAATATTATCGACCCTAACCGGGAAGCAAAGAAAGAACGGGAAATCACTGTCAAGGTTAAATTCGTTCCGATGGATGAAGAACGACGAACGGTAAAAAGAATAATATCTATCAGCACAAAGCTGGTCCCGCTCCCGCAGTTTAACCTTGAATCAGCAATGTTTGTCGGCATAGAGAACGGGGAATATGTCGGCAAAGAACCAAACCAGTTTCAGCAGAAACTTCCTTTCGAGGATGAATCTATAATTGATTTTAAGGAGGCAAAAAAGAATGCAAGACAGTAAAGAAGCTATTGAAAAGATCGTTGAATTATCAGCAGCTAATATTCATAACGTCAATGATATTTTCTATACCGATAAAAAATTATACCAGGTAAAAGAAGAATCCTCTCCGGATCCCAATGTCTTAAATCTGTGTACATTATCCGGTGTTGTGGATTATTTGAAAAACAAGCTGGATGATGAAAAGAAATATACTATCCATATTTCTAATTACAACCAGGTGGAAATACTCGGGGAATATGAACCTGAATTCGGCAGGCGCAAGAAATATGTTTCTTCCGTTGCCGATGATTTTACTTTCAGATTCGGCAACTTTTATCCGCACGAAGAATTCATGATCGCGCTGCAGGCGCAGTTTAGCAGTAATTATAAATTAACCAATTTATTAAAAATTACCGGTAATATCATATCAGAATCAAACATACAAACGCAAGATGACGGCATTACACAGATGACTACGATTCGGGATGGTATTGTAAATAAAGAAAAAAAAGAACTTCCTAATCCAATTAGTCTGATACCTAAAAGAACTTTTCCTGAAGTAGAACAGCCTGAAACGGAATTTATTTTCAGGATTAGAAAAACTCAATTAGGAAGTGTTGAATTAGCTTTATTCGAATCAAGCGGCGGATACTGGCGGGTTGACTGCATCCATAAGATAAGGGATTATTTAAACGAACAACTGGAAGGTCTTAATTGTGTAATTATAGCGTAACTTTAAGCGCTTAAACCGGGAGGGTTATCATGTGGGGTTATGACTATAAGAAGCATCGCAAATGCAATGAAAAAGATCAGAAGAAAGTAATCTCATCAATGGCAGATGCCCAGGAATATTTTGATAGGATAAATAAAGAAAAAGAAGACAGGCGCGTCAAATGGATGCTTCTTATATTGCTTATTGCTCTCATCGGCGTAATAATACTGGCTCGACAAATGCATTATAAAGAAAGGCAACAAGAAATAAAAATTGAAGCAAGCGAATAATTTATGGATATCGACAAGATCAGAATAGAACAGGATGAGGATATTTTATTCCTGACCATAAAAAAATATAAATTATTTTTGAAGCATCAGGAGGAAGGCGGCCTAGATGCAATGAATCTGTATCTGCATTACATGTTTACGGCCAGGCTGCAGCATACGAATGTCATTAAAGCTAATGACGCATATGTGCGGAAAGGCCTGGGATGGGGAATTTTAAAGCTGAAAAAGTCAAAATCTTTGTTAAAAAAATGGAAATTAATTGAATATAAACAGGATCGAAACGCAGGCGGACAAATGCAGGAACAGTACATTTTTTTAAGGATTTCAAGCAGCTTACCGCAGGACAATATTTATACCGGCGGTACAAATATTATACCGCCGGTACAGAAAACCGCCCCACCGGTTGACCGCCCTACCGGTGACGAGAAACAAATGCTTGAACTAGAAAAGAAATGCTTTAACAAGAAAGATAAAGAAAATGATGAATCAAAAAACGATTCATCGCCTCCGTTTTCCGAATCATTGTATAAATTTTCCATGGACCTTATATATAAAAAATACGGCGAATTAAACCGGGGAGAACGCCTTGCAATTACGGACAAGGAAGGGAAGCAGGTAAAAGCTATTATCCTGTATGCAATAAAAGCAAACAACAAGGATCCTGCTTCCATGATTCAACAAAAAATTGATAACCTGGGTAAGTTAGCGGAAATCGACAGCTTTTACAAAGTGACTCCGGGGTGTTTGCTGTCACAGTGGAATGAAATCACCGATTTCCACGTAAAGCAAATGCAGAACAAAAAAAAGAAACAGCAGCAGGAAAAAATCGATTACAGAACAACAGGAGGGCCGAGCGGGCCGAATGGATGATTACGGCGAATTATTGAACAAACTGCGGGACAGTTACGGCAAGGATTTTGATAATGTCCAGCAGGTTGAAGAAATAAAAGCATACCTGAAAGAACGGCAAATCCCTTTATCTTCGCTGAATGCTCTGCACAGGCGCATCATCGAGACAGAAACATTTTTGCCGCGCCGGCGCAAAGACTGGAAAAGAATTCTCGACCAGATATTTTTAACGCCGAGAGAATCATTGAGCGAGGCACGAAAAAATAAGCTGCCTTATTACCAGCTTGAACGCGTTAAGGACTGGACCGCAGACGAAATACTCGATAATTGCCGCAGAATACGAAACAGGCAGGCAAAAATATGGGAATCGGGATTGTTGTCAAATAACCTGGAAAGTCAGTATATCAGCTTTTTGAGTATCTGGGACAGGCTGAATGATGTAGATGAAGATTTCAGGGAGATTGCCAAAAAAAGAATTATCGAAAACGGCGAAAGGGAATTATATTCGACAACCAAGGTTGATTTAAGTGATCTGGGGAAAAAAATAAAACCGGCAAATGTAAAAAAAATATACAAAAAGAACCCGGTCAGGGAGATACCATTTTGAAAAAGGGAAATAAATTCGGCGCCCGTAAAGTGACTTTCAGGGGAATTGAATTTGCATCAAAAAAAGAATGTGAACGATATATTGAATTGCTGGATATGCAGAAAAAAGGGAAAATCGAAAACTTAAAATTACAGGAAGAATTTATACTTATTCCGGAGAATAAGTTTTTTAAAGCAGTTATATATATAGCCGATTTTGTTTACGAGGACGGCGACGGACTTATCGTTGAAGATGTAAAGGGATTAAAAAAAGGCGCGGCATATTCATTATTCAAAATCAAGCAGAAATTGTTTTATCAAAAATATCATGTGGTTATACGGGAAATATGAAGCGTACAAAAATAAACCAGAAAGCAAACAGGGAACTGAAAAAGCTGTTTGAAATTGAAGGCATTAAATCATGTGAATTAAGATTACCCGGATGCACGGGAACTATGTTTTTGACTTTTGCGCATCGGCATAAAAGAAACTGGTATAAGGATAAACCGGACAGTCTGCTATGGAAACGAGTGCAGGTCGTTCTGTCTTGTTGTAATTGCCATCAGGTAATTGAAAAGGATGCCAGATTAACGGAAAAAATGTTTATGGATCTCCGCGGCGAGGAAATTAACTGCAACTTCCTTGAATGCGCTGCCGGGATGGGTGTTGCAGACAATGGGAACTGCTTTCTCGGCGGCAATTATAAAAATCCGGTATGTCTTATGTTTAAAAACGAGGATGAGTTTTCAAGGGAGGGACGGGAATGTTAATAATAATCTTTTTGTTTATCTGCGTTTTTGCGGCAATAGCAACACATGAATCTTATATGAATCAGGAGGGTGAGTAATGAAAAAGCTATTATTGGCTTTTATCATTCTTATTGTCAGTCGCATATCTTTTTCAATTCCTGAAGACAATATAATTCATTACGCGGCAAAATACGACTGGATGACCGTAGAGATATACCAGGCTATTGAAATTAATGCAGAGAAACATAATATCCCTCCGGCCCTGGGCGCGGCTTTAATAAACAGAGAGAGCCAGGGAAATCCGAAAGCGCGGGGAAAAGCGGGAGAGAGAGGACTCGGACAGCCTTTGGTATGCCATTATTCCGGGGATCCGGATGATTTATTTATTCCCGCAGTTAATCTTGATGTCAGCTTTTCGTATTTATTTCAGGCATACCATAAAGCAAAAGGCAATATAAGGCTGACTTTAATGTATTATAACGGCGGATTGAAATGTAAAGCAGATAAATACAAAAACTGGAATTATGTTGAGGATATAATAAATGAATATCGGCCTTATTGATGTAGACGGAAGAAATTTCCCGAATTTGGCATTGATGAAATTATCAGCATGGCATAAATAAAGAGGTGATAAAGTTGAATTCGCTTCTATGTTCGGGCAGTATGATTTAATATATAAAAGCAAAGTATTTACTTTCACACCGGACAATAATTATGCGTATAATTGTGATAAGGAAATAAAAGGCGGAACCGGATACGGATTTGAATCATATTTGTTAAATGCAATTGAACATAGATGTCCTGATTATTCACTGTATGATTGTAAACATGCTTACGGGTTTTTAACCCGCGGATGTATAAGAGATTGTCCCTGGTGCATAGTTCCGAAGACAGAAGGGAATATAAAGGCGGCTGCAGATATTGAGGATTTTCTCGCAAATTATAAATCGGCTATATTGATGGATAATAATGTACTGGCTTCCCCATGGGGAATAAAGCAGATAGAAAAGATTATTAAACTCGGTATCAAAATAGATTTCAATCAGGGCCTAGACGCAAGGTTGGTTGATGATTCTATTGCTAAATTATTAGCAAAAGTTAAATGGATCCGGTATATACGATTTGCTTGTGATACCTGTTCACAGATGGAGGATATTGAAAAATCGATAAAACTAATTAGGAAATATTCCGGAAAAGTCGGCGAATATATGTGTTATATGCTTGTAACTGACGATATTGAGGACGCTGCGGAAAGAGCATCCTTTTTAAGGAGTTTAAATATAAATGCTTTCGCACAGGCATATAGAGATTATGAAAATAAAATTATAGTTAATAGAGAAACAAAAGAATTTTGTAGATGGGTAAATATTAAATCGTTTTTCAAGACTTTTTCTTTTGAGAGATGGCTACAGATAAGGAATGTACATTAATGATATTTTTAAAAATTATATATAAGGATGGCATAATTGAATGAGTTGGCTCTTTTCGCGGGCTCTGGTGGAGGAATACTCGGAGGATTTCTCCTCGGATGGAAAACAATCTGTGCAGTTGAAAAAGATCCCTATTGTGCAGGGGTACTTATACAAAGGCAAAATGAAGGCATTCTCCCGCCGTTCCCTATCTGGGATGACGTTTGCACTTTTGACGGACGCTTATGGAGAGGCATTATTGACATCGTTTCTGGAGGCTTTCCATGCCAGGACACCAGTCAGGCGGGAAAAGGAGCTGGACTTGACGGGGAAAAGTCAGGACTTTGGAAGGAAATGGCAAGAATCATTCGCGATGTTAGACCAAAAATCGTTTGGGTGGAAAACTCGTCAATACTCAATCAACGGGGACTTGACCAGATTCTCCGGGACCTGGCCGAGATGGGGTATAATGCTCGATGGGGAGTGCTGGGAGCTGATGATGCCGGAGCGAATCACATCAGGAAGAGAACATGGATTCTGGCGTACACCGGATGCAGGAACTCATGGGAATGTAGCGACACCAAACAAGAGTGTAATAAATGGAACGGCAAGGAAGAATCAACAAATAAGATTAGTCGATCAAGTTACAATGTGGCCCACTCCGACACAATCAGATTACCGGACAGGATACGGAATGTCAAATGCCGGCAAAAAGAGAATGAAACATTCCAGGGGCAAGCCTCTCCGGGATGTAATATTCAGAACTCCGACACAATCGGACGCGAACAAATGGTCCAACCAATCGGAAAGGGAACGCAAGGAAAAAGGACAATCTGTCAGGTTGAACCATCAACTGGAAGTTGGTGGAAAACTGAACCCGATGTGGGTAGAATGGCTGATGGGGTGGCCGCTAGGGTGGACAGACTTAAAGCCATTGGAAACGGACAAGTTCCGGCAGTGGTTAAACTCGCATGGAGTATTTTGAGTAATATACGATGAGTCAAAAAACGAAAATTGAATGGTGCGATATTACCTGGAATCCGGTATGGGGTTGTTTAAGAGGGTGTGAATATTGTTATGCAAAGAGAATTTCAAGAAGATTTTATAGAAAAATTGGTAATATCGATATCAATTATAAACTTGATAATAATATAATTCCATACTCAGAAAGTCTGATTGAAAGATATGAGGAATACGATAATCTTTACAATTTCCATCCAATCTGGCTGGAATCAAATTTTCAAAAAAAATTCCCTAAGAAACCATCCCATATATTTGTTAATTCCATGTCGGATATATGCTATTGGCAGCCTGAATGGATATATAGGGTTTTCGACAGGATTAAACAATATCCGCAACATAAATTCTTGTTTTTAACAAAAGATATGAAATCATATTTTATTAATTATCCGGAAAACTGCTGGCTCGGAATTACAGCGGCTGATCAGAAACAAATGGATAATCTCGGCTCTTTTACCTCAAGTCATATAGTGTTCATATCGGTTGAACCAATTCAGGAAAAAATAAAATTAACAGTAAAACCGAACTGGTTAATAATTGGTGCTGAAACCGGTAATCGTAAAAATAAAGTTATTCCTGAAAAAAGCTGGATAGCAAATTTATTATTAGAAGCGGACAGATATTTAATACCTGTTTTCATGAAAGACAATCTCAAGCCTGTTTGGGGAAATGAACTTATCCAGGAGTGGCCGGAGTAATATGTCAAAAAGACCGACAATAAGATTCTCTATTGACCCGGATCAGAAAACGGATATAGAGGCATATGCGAAGGCTAAGGGATTTGATAATCCTTCAAATTTGGCACGGGTAGCATTGTTCAACTACATTAGTCGTAATAAGATGACAGAGAGTCAACGCTGTAGAGCTGAAAAGGCTGATACAGGAAATAATAGAATCAGTAATGTATTAAAAATCGAAAATGCTGGTTAATAAATGAAGTATTCAACTACTTGGATTAATACGGAAATAAAAATTACTGCAGAGAAAATTGATAGGGATAAATTTGAGGAAGATAAAGTGTATATCCACGTCGACAGATTAAGTGGTGATTGTCAAAAATTTTTAAATCAATTCGCTTTTGATCCTAAAGACAAAGTAATTGAAGCAGCTATTAAATGGAGAAAAGAATTTAATTCGGAAACTGAATTGAATTTAATAAAAGTCACTGATGAATATATTAAAAGATATATGTAGATTACATAACATTAAAATCAAATGGTATTATTCTGATAAAAAATTGTTACAAAAAATAAAAGAGAATAGTGAAATTAAATTAACTATGAACTGCAAAAATATAATTGAAAAGAAACTGGAAGAAATAAATTTTCCGGATTGTATCATAAATAATAATCCAAAAAAAGAACGTAAAATCCCTGTTGAAAAGTGGTCGCGTGTAGTCGGTTACTTCCGGCCTGTCAGCCAGTGGAATAAGGGAAAGCAGGAAGAATTTAAAGATAGAAATTATCACAATTCTATTAAGGAGTTATAATAATGAATGATAGATTAGGTGACTGTATTCAGACATATACGGGTAAACAATTCTATCCACTAGATGTGCGCCAGGAAGATATCGATATTGAAGATGTCGCCCACGCATTATCCATGAAATGCAGGTATAATGGACATTGCCGGAAATTTTATTCGGTGGCAGAACATTCTGTTTACGTGGCCAGGGAACTGGAATGTCGATATCCTGCCGATAAAAATGTTATTCTATGGGGATTACTTCATGATGCGGGCGAAGCATATTTGCCGGATACTCCCAGTCCTATTAAACATATGGGGATCGGCATTTTATCAAAATGCGAAGAGGATATTTTAAAGGTTATATCAAAAAAATATGATTTATCATATCCGCCGCCGGTCGAAGTGAAAAAAATAGATAATATTTTATTGATGACTGAAAGAGCCCAGGTAATGGCTGGAGGATGTGTCTCAGGATGGAATTTATCAGAACTTCCGATTGATTTGGAAATAATATTTTATTCGCCGATGGTTTCAAAAACAATTTTTTTGAGTGAATTTAATAGAATAAATAATATGAGGTGATATTTTATATGCTGGCATTATCAATCCGTGAACCCTGGATATATGCTATTCTGCATTTAAAAAAAAATGTTGAGAATAGAACCTGGCCAACGAAAGTTTGTGGCAGAATTTTATTACATGCATCAAAACAGTTCGATTATGATGGCTATAGATGGATTGAAAATGAAATGGGATATATTCTTCCTGAAAAAGATATGTTTGAACTTGGCGGTATTGTGGGATCAGTAGAAATAACAGACTGCATTAAATATCATGATTCAGGCAAAAAAATTCCTTCATGGTTTTTTGGTCCTTATGGATTTATATTAAAGGATCCTGAACCAATAAATTTTATATTATATAAAGGGCAGCTTGGATTTTTCGAGGTTCATATATAGTGAATAATTCAGATTATTTAAAATTTCTAAAAAACAAAATGAAGCTTGCTGTCTCTTCAGGTATTGACGTTGCCAAAATAGACATCCAAAACATAAATACCGGAGTAAAGAAATTAAAGCCGCATGAAATTGACGCGATTAGATGGGCTGCTATCGGAGGACGTCGCGCATTGTTCGAATCATTCGGACTTGGTAAAACATGTCAGCAGCTTGCGCTTGCGAAATTAATTACAGACAGGGAAGACGGTAAATTTTTAATTATTATGCCGCTCGGAGTTAAGCAGGAATTTAAAAGAGACGCTCAGGATTTTTTTAATATTAACGATATCGTTTATGTAAAAACACTGGAAGAATGCAGGGAATCAAGCAGTAAAATACTGATTACCAACTACGAGCGAGTCCGCGACGGGAATATTGATCCTAATTATTTTATTGGATGTTCCCTTGATGAAGCATCTATACTAAGAGGATATGGCACAAAGACATATCAGACTTTTTTGACATTATTTGACGGAGTCAAATATAAATTTGTCGCAACTGCAACGCCTTCGCCTAACAGATATAAAGAGTTAATTCATTATGCCGGTTTTCTTGGAATAATGGATACTGGGCAGGCCCTCACTCGTTTTTTTAAAAGAGATTCGACAAAAGCCAACAAGCTGACTTTGTATCCGCATAAAGAAGAAGAATTCTGGCTGTGGGTATCGACCTGGGCGCTGTTTATTACAAAGCCTTCAGATCTCGGATATGACGATACGGGTTACGATCTGCCGCCTCTGAACATTCATACCCACAGGCTGAAAGTCGATCATTTGACTGCAGGCGCCGACCGGATGGGGCAAATGCAGCTATTCAGGGATGCGGCACTATCAATTCAGGATGCCTGCAAAGAAAAGAGAGACAGCCTTGATAATCGTATAGATGAAATGATGCGGATTATTGATGCTAATCAGGAAAAGCATTTTATTATCTGGCATGATCTTGAATCGGAAAGGCACGCGATAAAAAAAGCATTGCCTGAAGTAAAGGAAATCTATGGAACACTTGATATTGATATTCGTGAACAAAGGACCATCGATTTTTCAGACGGTAAAATAAAGTATATCGCTACAAAACCGGAAATATCCGGATCCGGGGTCAACTGGCAGCGGTATTGCTCAAATGCTATATTTTTAGGCATAGGATACAAGTTTAATGATTTTCTGCAGGCTATTCACCGTTTACGGCGTTTTCTTCAGGATAAGGAAGTTAATATTTTCATTATTTATACGGAATCGGAAGATCAGATATATCAAGTTCTTTTGCAGAAATGGCAGCAGCATGATTATCTTGTAAATAAAATGATTGATATAATTAAAAAATATAACCTTTCAATTAATGCCATCGAAGACGGTTTAAAAAGGTCATTTCATCAGGAGAGAACAGAAGTGAAAAAAAACAGATTTATTGCAATCAATAATGATAATGTAATTGAATGCCGGAATATGAAAGACAATTGTATTGATCTTTTGCTGACATCAATTCCTTTTAGCAATCATTACGAATATACGCCAACATATAATGATTTCGGTCATAATGAAAATAACGAAAAATTTTTCATCCAGATGGATTTTTTAACGCCTCATCTTTTAAGATTGCTTAAACCGGGCAGGGTGGCCTGTATTCATGTAAAAGACCGCGTTTTATTCGGAAACGCGACCGGTGACGGAATGCCGACGATAGATCCTTTTTCAGACATGACGGTTTTTCATTTTATCAAGCACGGCTTCCGCTACATGGGAAGGATAGTCGTTTTGACTGATGTAGTCAGGGAAAATAACCAGACATACCGGCTCGGATGGTCCGAGCAGTGTAAAGACGGCACTAAAATGGGAGTCGGATGTCCTGAATATATACTATTATTCAGGAAGCTGCCTTCCAATAATAATAAAGCTTACGCCGATAATCCCGTAATTAAATCCAAAAAGGAATATACAAGGGCGCAATGGCAGATTGATGCGCATGCTTTCTGGAAATCATCCGGAAACCGGCTTCTTTCATTTGAAGAATTAAAAAATATCAAGATTGATAATTTGCAGCATGCTTTTCGGGATTTTACTAGTAAAGAAATATATGATTATGACCAGCATATAGAATTGTCAAAATATCTCGATGAGAACAACCGATTGCCAGCTGCTTTCATGGTAGTGGCGCCTGGTTCATGGTCGGACCTTATATGGGATGATATTAACCGTATGCGGACATTAAACGGCAATCAATCCGCGAAAAATCTGCAAATGCATATATGTCCGTTTCAATTAGACATAGTTGAAAGGTTAATTAACAGATTTAGTAATAAAAACGATGTTGTTTTTGACCCATTTGCTGGATTATTTACAGCCCCTTATATGGCCGTTAAAATGGGACGGAAGGGAATAGGAATAGAATTAAATCTGGAATCATTTTATGATGGTGTTCAATATATGAATGCTGTTGAAGAAGAATATGAAACTCCGACATTATTTGATTATTTGGATATGGCAGGATAAAATATGCATATTATAATAAACGGTAAGCAATACAAAGGAAAATGCGAACTGACATTTAACTCTCTGCCTGAAGACAGGGAAAACGAGGATATTAAGTTATATTTAAATAGCTATTTATATGATTGGAAGCAGGCAAAAACATTAACATTTGGTATTATGATAAAAAATTATAGAATATATGGGGAATGCAGATATAATGCCGAGCATAATTGTTTTATATGTCCGGAAAAAAGAATGAGTATATATATAAAAAAATTTAAATATATGGGACATATATATGAATAACGGAGAGGTTGATTATGCGGAAAGAAAAGCGATGGAATTATTTGATATGTGGAATGATGTTTCTGGTATATTTTACCCTGGTACAAGTTATTATGGTGAAATAGAAGCCTGTATTATAGATGCTGTACATATAGGTATTCAAATGGCATTACATAATAAGGTCAATATTAAAGATGGTAATGTAATCAAGGGAGATTATTAAATATATATTAAGTCAATAATATGAATAGAATAGAATCAATATCATTGGTATTATATCGTTACTGGAAAAAATTTTTATTTAATTTAAAAAAAAAATATAAAAGGAGTTCACATGACAAATAAACAAATATATAAGAACATATCAAATAATAAAAAGATAGATCAATGTGCTAATGCTATTGATAATATATATAAAGCGTTATATACTATTGATAAGAGATTAAAAATAATTGAAATGCCCTGGCATAAAAAAATAAAAAAATTTTTTAAAAGGAAATAATATAACAATGATTATTTCTGAATTTAAATTAAATAAATGGGTCCTTCTAAGGAAAAATGCTTAATATCAAATGCAAAC